AAACCATGGAGAAACAGTATTAGTCAACATACCATTTAAAGATGAAGATAATAATTCTAAAGCATGAGTAGCTGTACCATCGAATATTTGATCGTGTCGCTTATCGCCTTTAGTATGTTTTTCTGTAATGTTAGCTTTTCTAGGTAAAAAATAATCTGCAATTTCTTGCCAATGATCTTCCCAGGTAACTCTTTGAGCTTTGAGAGTTTTATATCTCTCTAATACCATTTTTGCTTTTGGATCTTGTGCCATCTATGCTCCTAATGTTTTTTTCATTGTGTTAGCAGTACTATTACCTAAACCATCTGCTGTATTTAATATAGTTTGTGATCTACCTTTTTTCTTATTAGCAACTAAAATTTCGTCAGCAGACATAGTTGTTGCACTAGCTTGCGTAACTTCTGCGTTTGTTGGAGCTGGAACAGTTCCCGTGTTTGTAACAACACCAGATGCCATTTGTGTTTGTGTGTTTGTATTATTATTATTGCCTCTATCGTCATCATTATTTCCAGTAGGTGCTTTTAATGTTTCTGCATAACCAAATTGATCTAAATATGCTTTACCAGCTGGAGACATTAAATATTCTTTACTTTTAGATGGAGTGTTTAAATTATTTTTTTCAGCAAATTTTAATCTTCTTTTATAATTATGTTCGTCTGCAAAATCTCCTACTGCTGTACCCATTGGAGAATTAATGATTGCCTTTTCTATAAAATTTCTTTCTTTAACTTTGCCTTTATTTGTAACTTTATAATTTTTTCTAAATTGTTTTGCGTAACTATCTTGTTTTTTTTCGTCTGCGGTATCTGATCCACCAGTTCTTGCTCCACCCATATTATCCTCCTAACATTTTCTTTTTAGTTGTTAATTCGTCATCCTCTAAACCATCAGCTGTAGTTAAAATTGTTGATGATCTACCTTTTCTATTTCTTCTAATCTTTGCTCTTTTTTCCTCTGCCTCTCTTGCTCTTTCTTCATCCTCATAAGAAGGTGGTTCTGGCAAAGGTTTTGGCTCGGGAATAGCTGGCATCGCTGGTGGTTTTGGTACTAAAAATCCCATGGTTATCTCTCCGTGTGTATTGCATAATCGCTTTCAGCAGTTTGCTGATCCGCGAGTTTTTGTTTTGGTAATTCCGATAAAGATATGGCCATATACCTTGCAGCATCGCAAGCGTGTGAGCTAAAATCCTTAACGGGTTTTGCACTAAAAATTCTCATCTTCTCGTTAAACTTTCGATGATGATGTCTTAATGCAGCTATTAATGGTTTTGTTGTTTCTGCATCAAACCAACATTTAGGTAACACCATTTTTAAATTGTGTATTCCATCTTCCAATGGAAGTTTTGGCAGCACCCTAAATCTTATTCCTAATTGATAAGCAATCTCTCGTCTTGTCTTACCATTACTAAATTCTGTTACTTCTATATCGTGTGGCGCATAGTGTTCGTCATAGACATAATCTTTGTCTTTAATCATTTGAACATAATGCGGTAAACCTTCTTTGTTATTTTCATAGTAATCGATAATCATTATTTGATTACCCACTTGCTGAAAAAAAACTATTGCGGTGTTATCTCCGTAACCCAAATCCCATGCTGTCGAAACTAAAAGAGATGGATCATAAGCAACTTTGGTTATCTGTTTATTATCTTCTAATTTTTGTATTATATCTCCGTAAATACTACCACTTACGTTTGCCACCCAATCGCACTCAAATTCCTGGAGATATTTACTCTCCCCCATCTGAGCTTTAGCAGCGTCTAGTTCTTGTTGATCCACTAATCCAGTTTCACTTGCTTTAGCAGTATAAGCTAACCAGCCTGGATCACTTAATGCGTATTGGTATAAATCATAAAATATATTCGACATCCCAGCGGGAGTAGAAATAAAATATGCAAACCCTTTACGATCCGATATAGCGGGTCTTAAAATTTCGTGCCAAAGTTTTGGGTTCATCTGGCTAACTTCATCAACACAAATTCCGTCTGCGTAAATTCCTCTTATACGATCTGGATCCTCTCCAGACATCAATGTAATTCTTGCGCCATTCGGAAAGTCGCAACGCAGCTCAGTTTCATTAAATGTAGTTCCAGGAATACATCCAGCGTATTGCTTTAAATAATCCCAGCAAACCCGTTTTATTGAAACGAATGTTGGCCCGATCAGATAATACCTGGGGTTCTTTTTATCATTCGTAAGAGCTTTCTTAATCAAATGAAGAATAACCAGGATTGTTTTACCAAATCTTCTATGGCAATTTAAAACTGCGAACCTATGTTTATCCAGATCCTCATGCAGCTTCGCTTGTAATGGCCGAGGTGTATAAGGTATCTGAATGTGCATTATTGTAAAATTAGAGCAATGACAATAATAGCAGCAGCTATTACAACAGCTGATTTTTTAGTTGTACTCCAGCCGTTCCATTTTTTAATTATTTTTTCCATAGTTCCTCCCGTTAGTGTAATGTGGGTAGTTCAGTTAAGTCTAAAATTGACTTGTACTCAATCCCACTATTCTTCATTAATTTTTTCACAAATAAATTTGCGTGCTTCGGATCGTCAAATCCGTTTAAGTGGATAACCATGCCGTTTGTATCTTCGGCCAGGAAAACCATTGCTGTTATCATTTTATTTTTTAAGTCTTTATCCATATCTGTTAAGATTGCTTATGTTTATTTGCAAAATTTCTAGCAGCTGCTACGGAACCAAAACCCCATTTTTTAAGAGCAAGAGCTTTTCTTGTTGGATTGCCTTTACTATCTTTCATCGGGCCAGCCATTCCGCTAAAACGCGCTGCGAATGAAACACGCCTCGGGTTTGTGCCTTTATTAACTGGAGCTTTTACTCCAAAATGTTTTCTACCTTTTTCGTTCAACCCTCCACTTGGGTTTTGAAATTCTTTTTTAGTCATGTTACCTTTCTCTGTTTGTGTGTGGCTGTGTGTGCTGAACTCCTAAGTTATATATTCTTAGATTTCGCGGCTGATTTTTCGGGGATACCCCACCTTTGTTCTTTTGAAATCTGGATTTTTGTATGCAGAGAACACGGGTCGCAGATCTAAAACCTACTGATTAATAACGTAAACTCTATCTTATTGAACCAACCAGAGAGTAACCAGGGAGTTGACGGCCAATGTTCTTGTTTTGTTCGAACTCATACGCGCGCCCGAGGATCCTGGAGCCGCGCATGAAAGCACGGAGTTTCTCCACTTAATAGTTATTCACTTGTTCCTCCAACTATCCATTTGGTAAGCTCGGTACAGATGTTGTTTGTACTTCTTCCACAATTTTTTTAGCTTCAACCATATCATTCGGATTTCCCCAACTTACAGTTATTGTCGTATCTTGTTTAACGTCTTGTTGAATTTTATCGCCAAATGTTTTAGCTGCAAGTTTGCTCGCAAGCCAACGAATGTGCGAATACTTCTCCCTCAAGAAATGTGTTTCTTGTGGTGTCTTTGGCACTTCCATATCTTCTGATATTTGATCCAACAATGTCCAAACTCCAGTTTGCCTGGCGTTCATAATTCTTTCGTGAAGATCTTTGTTTTCTCTACAATGTTTATAAACAGTTGATTGATCTGGTAACTTCTTGTCTTTTGTAATTTTTGATAATGGTTCGCCAAGTTCTAAACGCTTGATGATTTCATCTGTTTGTTTTGGATCCATTGTAGTAATTGTTCTTTTGTATAATTTTTGAATTGTTTTAAATTTTTGTAAGCTATTAATTTACCTTCTAAAGTAACAGCTCCCGTTGAAGCACCTCCATGAAACCTACAACGATAATGACCAGACTTCATCAAATAACCTTTTGCTCTACATTGCTTGCCCGATGTTCTTGCAATACTTTCGCATTGGATTTTTTTAAGAGGATGACCAGCCATAATTCTGGATAATTTTATATCCAACTGTACCTTTTCAATTACTAAATATTATCAATCTTGTCTATAAGTGATTTGCTTAACTTACTTTCTAAATTAAATATTGCGTTGACGTATTTCTTCTTCATTGTCACTCGATGACAACCAAACATTTTACCAAGAGCTACCCAGGAATAACGTTTAGATCTGGCCCAGAGTATTCTTCTATCTTCCAATTCAACCAACGGTAATAATTCAGTAATAGTAAGATCCCAGCAATTTATTTGTTTTGTGTTTGCTCTTAATTTAAGTTTTTTCGAATTATAGTAGCCATGATCCTTTGGATCGTAAGAAAACTCCAAAATATCAAACATTGAGGCTGCTTTTGGAATTTTAGGTTTTGGCATAAAACGTTCAGCCAAGCCAGCTTCATCCAGGATATTCATTATTTTTACACACCTTAACTTCAAACTGCCACCTTTTCGATGGCATCAAACTTTTTTATAGGTTCGTCTTTCCACTTATGTTTGGCAACCTTGTCGCCTCGTTTATTAACATACTCAATATAATTATTAAATTCTCCACAGTACTCATATTTTTCGCCTTGATACTCTATTGTTGATTTAGAATGATTAGCGGTGGTGGGGGGAGAATATTTATCTCTTTGATAGTTATTATACTTATTAAATCTATTATAGTTAATATTATTAGTTTTATTAATACCAGTCGTTTTTGAAACATCAGATGCGCGCTGTTGAAACATGATGCTTTTTTTCCTTGTTTCCTGGAGATTTAGCTGCCGAGATAAGTAATATTCATTGGTAGAGGATCTACGTTTAATTGTAACATAACCCAGTTTGGCAAGGTGTTTAATACTTCTGTAAATCGCAGTACGAGACATCCCTATCGCTTTTGAGATTGTGGAGTGTCTTGGGTAACAAATTCCAGTTTCCTTATTCATAAAGCTCACTAGGCACGAATAAACCCTATAATCCGAGTTAGATACCCTCACATCCTTTAATACAGTTAAATCAGATACAAAGAATAAACTCATGCTAAATCCTTTTTAGTACAAACCAAATCGTGCTGCTCCTGGAGAAGTTCCAATACCTGGAACCAACCATCGGGTAATACAAAAGTTTCTTGACCGCGTTCTGGTGTGAGCTGCGTTACTCGCAAACTTTCAACAGCTCTATCTTTATCAACTTTATAAAAAACCAGGAATGAAGGTAAACCAGCTAGAGTTGCTAGAGCTTCCGTTGTCGCTGTCGCCTTCCAGGTTTGGCCCCGATCAAAACAAGTCTCGGCCAGGTACAATGGATGTTTACACTTCTTGCAAATCCCCACCGCATCCATATCAATCATGTAAACATTATTGTCTCTGCACCACTCGGAATACGGATCGCCAACATTAAAATAATTATTTTTTAAACTTCCCCTGGCCACTACATATCCCCTTTATTTCTAAATTCTTTAACTTGATCGTCTAATTTTTTAGTAAGATCTTTATTTTCTTTGCTTAAATTTTTATTTAGTAGCTTGACGTTAGCGTTTTCTTCTGAAAGCCGATCTATCTCTTTTTTTAAATTTTCTATTTTTGTTTGGAGATCCTTTTTTTCTTTTGCTCTTGCTTTGTTTTCAGT